CTGGGACATCAGCATTATGAATCCTCCGCGTAGCGCCCTGTTAGACCAGATAGGCCCATAAACCGGGGCTTTCAGCCATCCTGCAACCTCATTGCACCAGAGCTTTTCAGAAAAAGCCGCCGATGTAGTCACTCTGAGTAGCCAAAAATCAATGAGTGGACTTTAGATGGCCTAGTGAGATCTATTGGCGTACCCAGTTAAGTATTTCGCCCAGGGGTTCTATGCGCGCTTGATCAAAGTCACTGATATAGCTTGCGTCATGCAATAGCTTCTCTCTCTGATGACCTCTCTCAATCGCTTTGGCTGTTACTACTGCAAGTCCTTTCTCAATCGCTAGGTTCGCAGCGCATGACCTGATCGCTTCCTCTCCCAGATGCCCGTGGCAAATCCACCTGAGGAGATCTGGTGCGATCTGCTCTATTTGTGATTTTGTACTATCGATTTTTTCAGGAATATTGTCTGTTATAGTCCTTTGAACGGCTTTTTGTTGCAGGGAGTCTTTGGCTTTGTAGCTGGCTCCCGTCCATTCGATATCGTCAGCAGAAATCATCCCGCCGCACTTAGTGATGCAGCTAAATTCTTTTGCTGCTAGTGAATAACTTGCAGAGAAGATGAGCATCTGATGGAAGCGGACATGTATTTCCTCAAGATATTCTTCGTTTATGCTTGCGGCATGCGTGTGAAGCAAGAAATTAGCAAGTGCGTCTGCATCGAACCAGTAGTTCTCTATTGAGTGACCCTTAGTAAGAAATATAACGTCGCTGTTCTGGCAGAAGCTGTTTTCGTTTATTGTATTTATGTCAATATTGTCCCACTCTCTATCGGCAAGAAATTTGATTTTCTCACGGTTTGTCTTTAATGCTTCTGCCGTTGCTAAGAGTTTTTCCCTGTTTCCCAGGCCTGCCAGATTCTCATCGCTAATGATTGAAATCTCATCAATTAGAAATTGATTCTGTGCTTTGTCTTTGATGCTGTTGCCTAGTAGGTATCTTGAAAGTACTGATTTGTCGGTTGCGCCTTCTACTAAGATTGTTTTTGGGGTTCTTAGTTTGATTGCTAGCTGGTACGAGCTTATGTCCTTATATTGGCTCATAATCCATCATCCATTACGTACTGAGGGTCTTCGCTATCAGATAAGTTTGGTTCGTGGCTGCTAGTTGTTGGTGAAAACATTTGTACGGCATCAGAGTGGTCTGCGCCTACTTCAGGTGAGTGTGTACAGGCAATTATTTGTCGATTAAGGGTTTGTGAGTTAAGAATGCCAAGTATTATTCGCTGCCAGTCAACATGAAGGGAGAGCTCCGGCTCGTCTATTAGGAATGCTCCTGTTGCCGTCGTACTCATCCGGGTTGCAGAGAACAGCATTGTCAATATCTGACGCTCGCCAGATGAGAGGGAGGTAAGTGGGTATTTCTTCTTGTTCTCTGTTTCAATATATACGCACTCTCTGACTCTTCTGTGATCAGATCTCCACGTGTCGGATACATGGAGGGTTTTTCCGTCTAGAAAGATGTTCACAGCATCTTCAAATTTTTTAACTTTGTGAAATGCCTCTGTTCTTTCCCGTTTACGGCTTTCAAGCATTTCGGCATAGAGCTTTAATACCCGCTTTTGGGCTTCGCTTTGTTCTCTGCTGCCGGCTTCCCCAACTTTATACAATGCAGATGCTAGTTGTACGCCGATGTGGTCTGGATAGTAATTGTCATCCTCTATGTCAAGGCAATCTCTAACTCTTGTCATGAGGGGCTCTATTTCACCATCAGACGGTGTCTCATCGTTAGATACAAGAGCTCTGAATACGCTGACAAACATTGATGAGAGCATTCTTCTCTCAGAGTGAGATACTTCGGCTTGAGCCTCGTAAAACTCGTTGCTTATGCTATCCGTCACCTCTGAGATCGAAGGGTATCTGATGGTGGGCACAAAGGCTCCAAACCATTCTCGACATTGTATGGTTTTTTTGGCGTTCGCTGAGGCAATGTGTTCTAAATTATTCCAAGTTCGAGAGTGATTAAATTCTTCTGCTTCCCTTATGGCGTTCAATTCTTGGCGCTTAACAAGATCAAAAGCAGGATCCCTACTCGGAGCATCGTACGGGGAAGTTTTGACTCTCTCAAGAATTGCTCGGAAAGCAGGAAGGTAAACCGGTCTACCACCGAAAGCTTCTCTTATAGTTCCTTTCTCTGCTGGTGATATTTCAGGAACTACGCTATCAGTTTCGTGAGCTCCGGCTTCGTTACCGTTGATGTATACTTGGATTTTTCCATCTTTGCTTTTTGTTAGGTCTAGTTTTGTTTTCCCAAAATTTTCTAGGTGAATACTTTTGAATTGTAGGTGTTTAAATCTATTTATATCTAGTTCAAGTATGTTTGCAAGTATATGAAGTACAGTGGTCTTTCCCTTGCCATTCTTCCCGTAAATAATATTTAGGCCACTGTTAAAGTTGAGTTCTATGTCTAAGTGGTGATGAAGGCCTTTTACTTCTATTTTTTTTATGCCTTGTTCTCGCATATTCTCCGCTTCCTTGAATATTTATCTGGTCTAAATAATTCGTGTGTCGTCTTTGGTGTCAGATTTTCGAGAGGGGCTGTTAATTTGAAATATGGATTTATATCTATTCTTGTTTCTTGAGGCTTTTACGGGCATACCAGCGTTTAGACACTTCCATTGTTATCGCTATCCCGCGTCTTGACCGGTCAAGTTTCGATTTGCTTCGTCAAAGGCTGGGCTGGTCTGACCCATTTCAGGGGCAATCTCGCCGCTGATCATCCACCAACGGTAATGAGGGTACAGCCTGCTTAGCTCTTCAACCTCAATGGTGCTGATCCGCACCTCTTTGTTGTAGAGCACTGTTCTCCATCGATTCGAGCCGATTGGGGTCTCTCGCACGAGTCGATCCATGCCGGCTATAGATGCAACGGTTCTAACGCGATCGTCAATTGTTCCCATTTGTTCTAAGTGTCTTGCTCAAATAGTTTGAATTGGCCCGGTGCATTTCCTATAGTTTGTTCAAATAGTTTGAAACAAGCTATTTGAGGATCCTCTGGATTATAGGGCAAAGAACATGGAACAGTCTGGTGTAGTAGGGCTTTCATTTGCGGGCAATCCCGAGCGCGTAACCGATTTCCGTGACGCGCCGTTCTGCTCGCAGCAGGTCTTGGCCGAAATGATGGGCCTCGACCAGATCACGGAAGATGTTGTTCGCGGCTGGGTCGAAACCTACACCCTCCCGACCGTGAAAATCGGCCGTCGCCGCGTGATCAACCTGCACCGCATCCGCCGCGACCTCGACCGTGGCAAAACCATCTTCTGTGCAGGGGACTACTCCGATGAATGAGGTAGTCGCTCATGGTCATCAATCCATACCGCAGAGCCCCGCACGCCGAGAGCTGCGACTGCTCTGTCTGCTGGTCCCGTCGTTTACCGGCGTCGCCCGTTCTCTCCCAGTCCACACCCTGCGACCAATGCCGCCCCGCGTCAGTGGTCAAGGTAAATGGTGCCTGGAAGGCGAGCCCTGCCTCTCTCTGCGCGAAACACACGCCACCGCCCCGGCCCCCGAAGTACTGGCACGTTATCTACGACTCGGGCAATCCGGTGCCCTTCGTGCCGATTCGCGAGCCGTTCGAGCTGGAGTGACCTGCTAATGAGCCAGTCCCCCGAACTCCATGATGCCTATGTGCTTTGCCAGGACTGCGGCCACGCCGAGTCCTACGATGACGCCAAGCACCAAGGCCATGAGCGTTGCCCGAAGTGCGATGGCGACTTCTGCGGCTGCAATGCCTGTTCGGGGATTGCTCGCCTGAGCATCCAGTTTCAAACCCAATCCGCCGCCGACGAGGTGCAGCCATGACTGTCTCTTTCAGCCTGGGCCGCTATCTGGTCGCGCTGCTGGGCGAGTGGTGCTTTCCGCTCGTCATCGGCATGGCCCTGGGCATTGGCCTAAGCACGTGGCAGCTCACCGAAGAGGCCGACTTGATCGAACAGATCTTCACCCGATCGATGCAATCGGTGGTCGAGTCCTGCACGACTTCAACCGATCCCCCGGAACGTAGATCGCCCCCGGCGTCCGTGACTGGTCCACCAGTCGCGGGTGACGGTGGCGAAACGGGATAACAAGGGCAGGGCCCTTGGTGTAATCGAGTTTCTATCAACCGCATTGATACAGGAGCGAGCAAGACACCCCAGTAAACCAAAGTATTCCAGAGCTATTTGATGGGCATGATTTGTTTCGATGAATGAAATTTTGCCCTTGCTGCACCGTATAACTAGTAGCGAATAACCACTCCGCAAGCCGCTCAGTCGCAGGCAAAAAACTTCACACGAAGTTCGCCTGTCGGGATCGCTCGGCCTGCAGAAAGGCAAACCCGCGCAATAACGCGCAACTCAGTGAGGAAGAAAAGATGGCCCGTTCAACTATGGAAGTTGCATTTCTCGGCGTTCAAAAGACCGAGTTCGACGATGTGAAGATCGTGAAGCTGTTCTATGGCGATGAGCCGGACGGCAAGACCGAGCACGGCCTGTCCATCATCGGTATGGGCGTTTCTGATGACGTGGCCGACGAAGTCTTTTCGTCCTGCGTTGGCCTGGAGCCGTTGGAACCGGTCCGCATCACCTTCGACGTGGCTCGGGGCGGTAAGAACCTCGGCAAAAATCTCGCTCTACACATCGAGCCCGTGAAGGCCCGCACCACCACCCAAGCCACTCCGCAGGCCCCGGCAGCCAACAAGCCCGCCGCGCCTGCTGACAGCGCCAAGGCCTGAGGTAGCCAGTGATGGGGCGCTATCTGTTCATCGCGGCTCTGGCCTTTGTGTGCGGCCATCTGTGGGGCTACAGCTCCGGCCTCCTTGAGGGCTCCGAGCTGGCGCTAGACGGCTACTTCGCCTCGTCACTGGAGCCGTAACTCATGGCTCTGGTGTGGGTTCAAGGCTGCACGTCCTGGGTAACCAACCCGGACGCGACCACCAGTTGTGCAGCCCTTGAATGGCACCAGGCCTACCTGATTCCGCCCGAGGCGGCCGGCTATGTCGACATCCTCGTCTCGGGCGGATTTTCACCAGAGGCCTTCGCCATCGGTTTTGGCGGAACGCTGCTGGTATTCGCAATCGGCCTTTCCGGCGGAATGGTCGCATCCATCCTAAGACGCATGAGGTAACACCCAATGAAACAACTCTCTACCCGCTTCACCACCGCTGTTCGCAACGCTGCCCTGGTCGGCGGTATCGCCGTGTTCTCGGCTGGTCAGGCCATGGCCGCTGCCATCCCGATCGACATCAGCGGCATCGAAGGCCAGATCAACGCAGGCGCCACCAGCGCCGGCTCCGTGGCCGGTTACGTGGCCCTGGCGCTGGCCCTGCTGGCCTGTGCCGGTGTGGTCTTCGGCATGCTCCGCAAGGCGTAAGCCGTGCTCTGGTCAGTGATGCTCGGCGCCTTCATAGCCGGGGCATTTATCACCGGCTTTCGAATCGGCGAGTTCTTCTGACTGGGGAGGTGAGGGGCCGAAAGGCCCCTTGTTCTTTCATGCGCTTTCTTTGGCTTCTGCTCGCACTCTTCGCCTTCCACGCTCAAGCGGCCGACTACAAATGGGCAGTCCGTGGATCTACTAGTCCCTCTGCTCAATTCACCGACTGGAAAGAGGCTTGCTCTGTTGCATCCGTTTACGTAGGTGGCCCCTTTAAGACCGTCGGTGTTTCTCCTACCGCTACCAGTACCGATACCTTCGTCTATTGCCTGTACGAGCGTGAAGGATTTCCAGGCGGTTATGCCTGCAACCTGGATTGCTATATCCGTCGCGTTGGTGATAGCTGTCCTACCGGCACCACTTGGAACCCCACCTCACGCAAGTGCGAGGGTGACCCGTGCCTGCCTACTGTTGGTCAGGTCATCTACCACGGCCACACCTTCCGCAATCTGGGCGCGGACGGAAACCCCGATGTTGATCCCCCCATCGCGATCTGCAGCAACGCCTGCCAATACACCCACACCTTCGAAGCTTTCGGCTCCAAGCGTAAGGGCGACGAAATCGAAGGCTCCTTCAAGTACAAGGGCAACGGTGTGTCGTGCACCGTCAGCACCACCAATCCGTCCAACTTCGATCAACCGCCAACCAAGCCGCCGATGTCACCGCAGCAGGAGTACTTCTCCGACAAGTCCTGCGACAACTGGGTGACCAACGCTGACGGCACCTCCTCGCGTCGCTGTGTCAGCACCAACAAATACCGCGAGCCCGGCAAGCTCAATTGCCAGTACGGCGCCGGCGCCATGGTCTGCAACGTCGCCACGCCGTCTCCCAACGGCAAGGAAACCACCGTCACCGAAACCACCGATGTGACGCTCAACCCGGACGGCTCGAAAAACACCACCACCAACACCAGCACCACGACCACCACCTGCAAGGGGCTGTCGAAGTGCAGCACCACCACCAAGAACGAAACCAAGAACGAAGGCACCAATCCCGATGGCTCACCCGGTGATACCGAAACCGAGTGCACGGGGGATGGCTGCGTGCCCGAAGAAGAGGACGGCGACGACAAGGGCGAAGAAGAGGAAGAGCAGGAAGAGGAAGGCATTCCCGGCCCCAGTCGCTCCCTCTCCCAAGGTGAGCAAGGCAACTTCAACGATGCCAACAGCCAGTGGGATCAGAAGATCGAAACCGCCGAAACCACCCTGCAGCAAAAGGTCGATCAGTACGCCGACGCCTTCTCTGGCGTGTTCGACCTCAACTTGGGTAGCGGCGGCGGCTCACTACCCTGCGAGCAGGTGCCCGTCACCATCGGCACCACTACTCAGAACCTTGACATGTGCCTGGAGCGCTTCTCCGAGCCGTTGAGCTATCTGCGCTTCGCCATTCTCCTGGCCGCCACCGCGCTGGCCGCTCTCATCATCCTGGGGTGACTTTATGGACTGGATTGCCGGCTTCCTCGACAACCTGCTGGGCTTCTTTCAATGGGTCTGGGACTTCCTCTCCAGTGGTATCTACCTCTTCGTTAAAGAGGTTCTGGTACTGCTCACGAAGGTCGCCATCTACTCGTGGATCTCCGTCCAGATCATGGCCCTCGACGTGGCCTATTCGGCGGCACAAAGCATCCTCTCCGACATCGGCGTATCTGAGGCCATCCGCGCCAAGTGGTCCGGCCTACCGGCTGAGGTGGCCTCGACCCTCTCGTTCTTCGGCATCCCCCAAGCGCTGAACATCATCTTCTCGGCGCTCTCGACCCGCTTCGTCCTCAAGTTCGTACCGTTCCTGGGCCGCTGATATGTCGATCAAGATTCACCACGGCCCGAACGGCTCCTACAAGACCTCCGGTGCGATTCAGGATGACGCGGTGCCGGCGCTCAAAGAGGGGCGCCTGATCATCACCAATGTCCGTGGCTTCACCCTGGAGCGGGTGCTGCAGGTCATGCCCGAACTGCCCAGCTCGGTGGACATCATCAACCTCGATCTGGAATCGCTCGACGATATGGAGCGCATGCGCACCTGGTTCCAGTGGGCACCTCGCGGCGCGTTCATCATCTTCGACGAAACCCAGCTCGTCTTTCCCAAGGCGTGGCGCGAAAGGGACCTTGAGCGCTTCGACTTCCCCGGCGGCCCCGAGGCAGCTGCCAAAGCGGATCGCCCCATGAGCTGGCTCGACGGCTGGACCCGTCACCGTCACTGGAACTGGGACATCGTCCTCACCACCCCCAACATCGCCTACATCCGCGACGACATCCGCATGACCTGCGAGATGGCCTACAAACACTCCAACCTCGCCGTGATCGGCATCAGTGGTCGCTACAAGGAGGCCCAGCATGACGCCCAAGTTAACCGCCCGCCCATGGAAGGCACGGTCATCGAATACAAGCGCATCAAGCCCGACACCTTCCGCCTCTACCAATCCACCGCCACCGGCGTTACCCAAGACACCAAGGCCGGCAAAAGCCTCCTCCGGTCGCCTAAGCTACTGGCTCTCCTGGCATTTATGGCCCTTCTTGTTGTCGGCCTGCTATCTCTCGGCGGCGTTGATTTCGGCCCTGCGGGAATGGCTCCGCCCGACAGTCCGCCTGCTGCTGATCCCGCTGCGCCTGCTGTGGCGCCTCCTGAAACTGCTGATTCCCCGTCTGCTGCTCTTCGTATTCCTAATGTGGCTGACCGGGAAAGCGCTGTACCTGCTCCTGTCCTGAACAACCATCCCTTTGCCGGCCGCTCCTTCGTCCTGCGTGGCGTGATCAATGCCAAGCGCGATGGCAAGCCCATCCAGCTCGGCCAGGTCGATGTGATCGACGACAGCGGGGCGGTATTGCGACAGACCTTCGCCGACCTCTACCAGCTCGGCTACCTGATCCGCGTCCGCAATGCCTGCTTTGCCGACATCCACCACCCGATGGGCTTTGAGGGCACCGCCATCTGTGCCGGTGGTAAGCCGCCTGAACGGCCCTCCCCAACCGAAACCCGACCTGTTGCCACCACCGCAGCCCCTGCCAGCTCATCAGGCGGGGTGAGAGTGACCGTTGTGCCCGATAGCGAATATCCCGCCCGGCCATGGCGCTGAGCGCGAGCGCCGCCGCGGCTCGGTACAGAGCGAAGGCGCGAGCGCGCGGCGCCGCTGACGTCCCTGTAGCACGTCAGACAAACAACTGAGTTGAACCCCGTTAAACCAGACTATTGGGAAAACTGAAATGAAGGCTAAGGATTTCCACCGCATCAACATCGAGACTGGAGCCCAAGACAAAGACAGTCGGCTATTCGTCGACCCGAGCAAGATCGGTTTTGTCGACCTGAGCCATGTCCGCCTTCTGCGGTGTGGCGTCGATACGGTTCGTCAGCTGTATCGAGGCCTGATTCGCCCCGAGATCATGGTGCTGTTTGAGAAACCCGGCGCCATTGTCGATTTCGCCGGTGAGCGCTGGCACTCCGGACGTGTTGGCAAAGACTCCGGGTACCAGTACAAGCTCCAGAACGCCGACCTCGGCTTCATCTTGCTCATCAAGAATTTCAACGCCAAAGCCGACGTCATCGGCCCCCATCTGAAAATCGAAGTCTCTCCGCATGCGATGGACGCGCTGAGCCCTGAGCGTCTGCAAGATCGCCTCGATTACTACGCCTCTCACGTCCTGACCCACATTGAGCGCAACCAGTGCGCTGTTCATCTGGCCTTGGACATCCAGGGCTGGGAACCGCCCTCGGATCTGGTCGCCCGTATGCATTGTCGCGCCCGTGCTACCCGCGACATTACCGGCATCAAGGAAATCGAGTGGACTATGGAATCCGCTACGTACGGTAAGGGCCAATCCTTCCTTTTTGGCTCAGCTGGCGGCATCCAGCTCGCCATTTACAACAAGACCCTTCAAGCCCGGGCTACGGACAAGCTCGACTACTGGGAAGGCGTCTGGCGGCGTCGTGACAGCTTCGACGAAGGCGACCCGCAGAACTACAACCCTGAGCAACCCGTGTGGCGTGTTGAGCTTCGCTATCACCATTCCATCGTCCAGCAATTCGCTCTCGGCTCAGTCGATGTACGTACTGGCCTGCCGCTTGAGACGGACAGCTACGCCGCGTTTTCCGGCCACCTTGATGGCTTGTGGCGCTATGGGCTGAGCCAGTTCAAGTTGCTCGCTCGCCCCGGCTTTTTTGAGCCTGCCTGGACCCTGTTTCGTGAGGATGCCCGAGTGGATATTCCCGTTGATTCACTTCTTGAAGAGACAGCCTATAAGCGTCACTACAAGACCGCGCGCGGTTTCTCCGGCAAGAACGTCGAGCTCTTCCTGGGCAATTTCGTCAGCTTGTTGGCCAGGGAGAGGGTAGGCGCAAAAAAGGGCTTCCAGCGCCTCAAGGAATGGGAGTGCTGGCCCGTCATTCGAGATCACTACGCCGCTAAGGATATGACCGAGCTCGATCTCTATAGGCATATTCGCGGCCTACTCGAAGAGCGCCATGTGAGGTGGGGCAGGGCGGTATGACGGTTCGTAAAGACGGCAAAACGTGGACGGCTGACTTCTATGAAAACGGTCGTGCCGGTAAGCGAATCCGCAAGAAGGGCTTTCTGACCAAGGCTGCGGCCCAGCGCTACGAGTCCGACTACTTCGCTTCACTCAACCAGACCGGTCGCCCTCTGGATGATCGCCTCTCCGATCTGGTGAAGATCTGGCATTCCCTGCATGGCTGCTCCCTCAAAGACGAGAAGTACCGGTTGTCCCGTACCCTTGCCACCGTTGAACGTCTTGGAGATCCCCGCGCCTCCGACTTCGATGCCCTGGCCTGGGCACGCTATCGGCAGCGCCGTCTGGCTGAGGTGACGCCGCATACGGTCAATCACGAGCAACGCTACCTGTCGGCAGTCTTTTCCGAGCTGATCCGCCTCGGCGCATGGGTAGGGGCAAACCCGCTGGCCAAGGTCCGCCAGATAAAGACCGACCAGACCGAGCTGTCATTTCTGACCCTGGATGAGGTCGAGCGTCTGCTCGATGAGTGCCGCAAATCCACGAACAACCATACCTATCCGGTCGCTCTGATTTGCTTGGCTACGGGTGCTCGTTGGGATGAGGCCGAGTCTCTACAGCGGTCGGCCATCTTCGGCGGAAAAGCCCACTTCCACCGCACAAAGAACCGTCAGTCTCGCTCGGTGCCGATCCCCAAGGAGGTCGAAGAAATCGCCCTCAAGGTGGGGATGCCTGGAAGTGGTCGGCTATTCCATTCGTGCCGGTCTGCGTTCCGCAGCGCCTATCAGCGTTGTGGCTTTGATACTCCAGGCCAGATGACCCACATCCTCCGGCATACCTTCGCCAGTCACTACATGATGGCAGGCGGCGACATCCTCGGACTGCAGCGGATCTTGGGGCATTCCTCGATCACGATGACCATGCGCTATGCGCATCTGTCGCCTGATCATTTGGAGTCTGCGCTTCGGTTTTCGCCACTCGCTCAGATTGGCCACGTGACAGCTTGAGAGGGTAGGGGTATGATCTTTTTAACGCTTAACGTTAAGGATTAAAGCGTGATCCTGAGTTTCAGATGTGCAGAAACCCAGGCTCTGTTCGAGTCAGGGAGTTCCAGGCGCTGGGCAAACGTTTTGAACGTGGCCACGCGGAAACTGGCGATGCTGAATGCAGCGGTTGAGCTTCGAGATCTTCGCTCACCACCGGGAAACCGACTTGAGCAGCTGTACGGTGATCGGGCTGGTCAACATAGCATCAGGATCAACGATCAATGGCGGATCTGCTTTGTGTGGACGGGTTCAGGCCCGAGCCAAGTAGAAATCGTCGACTACCACTGAGGAGGTGGAACATGGCAATCAACGGCATGCGCCCCGTTCACCCTGGTGAAGTGCTGCGCGAAGAGTTCCTTGAGCCGCTGGGCATCACCCCTGCAGCACTTGCTCGCGCTCTGCATGTGTCGGCACCGACCATCAATGACATTGTGCGGGAGCGTCGCGGAATCACTGCCGATACGGCTATCCGGCTGGGTCGCTACTTCGATACGTCCGCTCAGTTCTGGATGAACCTACAGACCGAGTACGCTCTGGCAACAACCTACGCTGAAGCCGGCGAAGAGATCGAGCATGAAGTCGAGCCGATGAGGGCTGTCGGCTAGATCAATTATCTAGGAGAGTGGAAATGGAATTCGGCTTTCTCGGTTTCACTGTATTTGATGTTGCCCTGCTGTTTGCCTGCTCTATTGGGGCCATATTGGGCAGCTTGGTCCAGGCGATCCTCGCCACCATCCATCACGATGGCCCGCCACGTAGTGAAAAAGAGCTCAGGATAGCGCCTCCCCATATCCGGAAGATTAGGGCTGCTTGGCTGTCAATGCGCTTGTTTATAGGTGCCGTTCTTGGATTTGTCTTCGCCCTTTATTTTGTGGGAATGCTGAATCAATCGGCGGCCACCTTTTGTCGCATATGGGCGCTTTCGTTTTTGGTTGGCTATGCCGCTCCCAAGCTATGGGTGCTCAAAGGCGAGCGTGTGGCTAAGAGAATGATTGAGTCGGGCGGAGACGTAGGCAAGGTGTAGTCACTTCGTAGTCACTACCCCAGAAACGACAAAGGGCTAGCTTTCGCTAACCCTTTGTTTTGTATGGTGGCTACACCGGGACTTGAACCTGGGACATCAGCATTATGAAT